ACTGCTCCGCCAGTGCCAGTAGGAGCTACAATAGGAGGAGTACCACCACCCATTAAAGCTCTCAGACCCGCAATAGTAATTGCAGTATTTGCACCAAAATTTAATATAGAAGGAAGCGCTGCTAAGGCTGCTAATCCGGTTAATGCTAGTGGATCAGTTAATAATTTAGTGAGTTTTTTCCAATCTACATCTTTTAAGAATTTTACGAAATTATCAATTCCATCACCGAATGCTTTTTCAAGTTTCTCAACATCAACTCCCATTGATTCTGCAAAACCTTTAAAGAACTGATAACCTAATACCGCAGCTATACCGATACCTGCACCAAGCTTAATGTTCTCGAATAAAGACTTGAAATTCTTTTTACTAAATACGCTTTTAATGCGTGAGAAAAATCCTTGTTGATTAGCATCTTGTTTCTTTTGAGCGGCTAATAAAGATGCTCGATCGTTGTTTGTAGACAACTGTTGATTTTCAAATTGTCTCCGTGCAAGCTCTCGTCTTTCTTTTTCTGTAGCTGCTTCTGCTTCAAACATTTCAATCTGTGATTCAAGAGCTCCGCTTACGGCAGCATCACCAGTAGTCACTTGACGCAATACTTCAACTTGAGAGTCGATAGTCTTTTGTAGTGTACCGAAGATTCCTTCAAACTTAGTCAACTCTACTTTAATTGACTTAATTGAGTGTGCACCATCGTTGCGCAAAAGCTCGCCTTCACGAGTTAAGCGTTTAACGATCGCTTTAGTCTCTTCTGATAATTCGCCTTTAGCTTCTGGCATTGCGGTTATGCTCCGTTACTTATTTTTGTTCTTTATACATGAAACAATTACTTGGTTGTTCATCTTCTAATAAGACTTGCTGAGCCCACTCAAGTTCTTGTATAATACGATTATACCACTCTGAATCAATAGTACTATTATGTGGATTGTCACGCTCGATCTTAAGTTGAGACACTCTCATTTTAATATATTCTTGCTTCACTGAACGCTTTCGTCTTTTTCGAGTTTCTCTTTCGAGATAAGCTATCTTAGGTATCGAAGAGCATTCCATGTCTTGATCTACTTTCATTGATTCTTTTCCTTTTGTTTTTCAATCCAATCTAACAACATCTGGAAGTAAATGTCACGTTCATAGGGCATTAAGTTTTCAACATCTGATATCGAATATTTATGGTGCTGTGCCAAGGCAAATATGAGTTGATAGTATGAGCCCAAGTTAATATGGCACAGCATTAGATAAAAAAACTTTTCATTCCTTCAACTACGAAAGTTTGTTCTTTACCTTCACTATTCGTATACTTGAGTTCATGCCTCAATCTTGGCATAGTCTCAAAGAACCTTTGTATATCCTGTACAACTTGTCCTGTCATATCATCCATGAACGCATCAATATCTTTTTGTTCATACTCAGAGAAATCGTATACTTCGTCTTCGCTAGCAAGCTTATCTAAACAACTAATTAGCAAATAATAATTCGTCAATGGATCTTCTGAATCCATTTGAACAATACGGATAAACTCGTCGATTGAAGGATACTTAAGATAAAGCATGTAGTCATCATTGACTCGTACTTCTTTAGTATGCTCTTCATCCTTTAAAATCTTAATCTCGTCAATGTCGATTTCAAGTTCAACTTGCTCATTTGTATCTGGATCTCGAACAGAAAAAGCCATAGAGTTACTCACACTACGAGCTCTCAGTACTAGCAACACATACTCTAAATCGAACATTGCAAGCTCTGTTACTTTCACATCAAACAAACAATTATTTACAATTTGCTTAGCAGCAATTACTTCCTGCTCAGCTGAATTACTTTCCGCTGCTACTAGAAGAATCTTTTCTTCTTTTACAGTGAAAGGTCTATATCTTACTTTCTCACCAGTTGATGGAAGCTCAAGCTCCATGATTGGTAAGTCAATTTTTGGTAATGCCATTATGTACTGCTCCTATAATATAATTCTGTTAAAACCCGCCTGGTGCAACTCCACCGCCTTTTGACTTAGGTTGGTTCTTATCTGCACCAGAGGATTTGTCACTTCGTGGAAGCCCATTGCTTAAGTTTCCGAACGAGTTACGTACTCTTGTTAATCTATTGATTGCATCTTGGATGCTAGTAGGTTTACCTGATTTCAATGTTTGTTTTACTGTATCAGCAAAGCCTGCAAGATCAGACAATGTTTCAAGTATTCCTTTTGTTCTTGTACTTGGGTTACCTGCTCGATCACCTGAGAACCAAATGTTATCATAAGAGAAAGATACGGGTAAAGTTAAATATGAATCGTTTGTTTCCCAAGCCATGTCAAGCGAGCCAAGCGTGAATGGATAACAACGCTCCATTACAACCTCGTAATACTTTCCATCGTCGCTTTCAGTAGAGAATGCTTTCATTGTAATACGACAAGTAAAATCATCCTTGTAACCTACTTCATAAGGTAGCAATCCACCAGAATATCCAGTATCGATAGCTCCAAACTCACCTCCGCGAGTACTATAGTTTAAAACTCTTTGCATCCAACTATGGAAAAATGCTAGTATCTGATGATCTGAATCGACTAAGAAGATTGCCTGAAATGGTTGATTGTCTACTGCACTTGGAAAGTTTTGCGGTAGCTGTGTTGAATTACGCATTACTTGATTTTGTATACTGATGCCAGGAAAGTTTGCAGACTTACAAAAGAAGGTAGACTCGAATGTTGGATCAATCGAAGATCCTGGCTCAGGATCCTTGGATATCGTTACCTCAAACAACGAAGGCTTTGCTACGCCTCCATACTTTTCTAAGGTCGATCTGAATTTGCTAATGTTAAATGACATCGTTATCCTCGTATGATTTTTCGAGAGTCAGCGTATACTTTCTGTTTTGAAGCACCGACAAACTTAGCAGTTGGTAAGAACAAAGCAATATCCCACTCAGTAGGATTCACGTATATAAATGGCGTTCTCATTTGCTTAGTTAAATAGTGTTTAATTGTTGGCTTAAACAATTTAAATTTAGAAGCTCCATTCAGTACATCATAGGAAAGCTTAAGCTTAGTCTTTTCATCATAGTTATCATTCGTAACTGTACTATAAAGTGCATCCATTAATTGAGCACGTAAAGCAGGAGGCAAGTAATGCATGTTAATTCCTAGAAAGCCACCTTTAGCAGTATTTATTGGAAAAATCAAAGGATACATATCATAGTAAGGAAGCTTATCTTTATGTTTAGCGTCGTATTGAAAACTGTACATTCCACCAATTTGCGGAGATGATGTTGTACGTCCTTTCACATTCGAACCTGAGGTCATGCTTTCGCCTGAGACTCCACGGCCTCCACCGGCTTTTGCGATTGCTTTTGCTTGAGTTCGATACCATTCTCTCGCAGCACCGGTACGAGCAGGAATTTGTCCTTGCCGTATTCCCTTTGAAAGAATGTCGTCGAAAATCTTTGCCATTTACTTTATTCCTAATTCTTTTTCTGTCATGATGACCCAGTCCCATCCACGATCAGCACAGTAACTCTTTGCTGCTTTCCATTTAGCTTCATTAACACCAAATGTTTTTACCTCATTCAAATATCTTCGTGATATTCTACCTGTCTTCGTCTTATTTCGATTCTTTGGATCAGGAGGCAGTGTTTGTTTGTATGGTTTAATCTCTACCATCTTAGTTACGATCTGACCAGTATGATCTTTCATGTGTACTATCACATCCGGAAAATATCTATGCATACGACCATCAATAGGAGAGCGATAAGGTACTATTACTTCTTCAGACTGCCACCATATAACATCTTGGTGCTCATCCATCTGTCTAAAGAAATGAAACTCCCACATAGACCTATAAATAATTTTAGTATGATCGCCCTTATATTTTGCCGGATTTTTAGGTCGAAACCTTCCGCTATAAGCCATAATATTCTCTTCACTACTCCATATAAATAATTGAAAGAAATCCTTAGTTATTTATTCAAAAAGCTATAATAACTGTTACAATAGGGACAAAGATGAGTAACAACAAACCAGAATTGGTTCGAAATCGAAAAAAACAAAATCAGGCAAGCCTACAATTTCCTAGTAGAGCTACTCCGCATGGTTTTCAAATGATATTTGAAGATTATAGCTATAGTAAGTTTGTTCTCAGTGATGTGTTTAATGTAGAAGTGAAAGGCGCTGATGGAAAGGCCGGTGAACAACAACGCATATCAGGATCAGGTTTAGCAAATAAGTTTGCAGGTAAAGTAGAAGTTGATAGTGCCGGTGATATTGAATTACCGTTTCCTCTTACTTTAACCGATGCTACAGGCATTCGTGTTTCAGGATTTGAAAGAAACTTTTTAACAGAAAGAGCAATAGGTACAGTTGCTAATTTACTTGATAATCCAACAGGTGTCGTGCAGGCCGCATTGAGCGCAGCAAAAAATGCAGGTTCAGCTTTAGGCGGTATAGTGAAAGGAGCAGGTAATGCTGAAGAAGGTGCTAAAGCTCTTCTGGATGCTGCGGCTTCCGGTGCTTCTGGTTTAGGAAAAGGTCAGGTTGCCGCGATGGCTGCTTACCTAGGTCGTAGTGTTATTCCTGGCGATATTGGAAAGAGTATCGGTGTTTTTGCAGGTACCGCAGTAAACCCACAAGAAACATTAACGTTTAGTGGTGTTGACTTACGACAATTTACATTCAGCTGGGATATGTTTCCATCGAATGAGAATGATACGAATACAATTAAACAAATAGTCGATTTTTTAAAGAGAAAATCTTTACCAACGGTTCAAGGTGTTACCGCAGGAAAAGATGGTGGAGAAGTTCCAGGCTTAAGTAGAGCATTCCTTAAATACCCATCTGTCGTATATTTAAATTTGTTAGGAGTAAATGAAGACTACTTTGTAAGATTCAAACCTTGTATGATTAGTAATGTAACTGTTTCTTATGGTCAAGGTGGGTTTGTTACGATAATGAATGGTGGTGTACCTAACTCGGTCTCTCTTTCAATTACGTTCCAAGAATTAAGTATCCAAACATCAGACGATTATCCTGTACCAAAAGGTCCAGCTGATGATGCCGTGAGCGGAAAGGATACTCCCGGAGGAGGGCCAGGCTTCTAATGAAATATTTTGAAAGATTTCCAGTCATAGAATACCAAGGTAGGCGAGTAAGAGATATCTCTCGACGTACTGCTTTTGCTAAAGCTGTTTCTACTAATCCGTTTCTTTACTATCCTTACACAGTGAAAGAAGCAGAACGAGCAGAAGACATTGCAGATTTCTATTATGGATCGGTCGATTATGTTTGGCTTGTTTATTTAGCTAACAATATTATTGATCCTTATCATCAGTGGCCTATGGATGAAAGAACATTTACGAATTATCTCGTTGAAAAATATTCAGCACAATCAGGTGAAGTTGGAGAAGCCGTTATTGATTGGATACAAGATCCTACTAACGACGATAACATTCTTTACTACGTGAGGAGGTTTGAAGACTAATGGCAGTCGATGAAATTATCTTAGCACCAGAATCGTTTCGTACGATTTACTTAAGACGAGAAGATAGAGTTATTCTTCGTACGGAACTAGGACGTAAAATTATTGTTAAGCGTCTTATTCCTGAGGAATGGGAGCCTTATCGTATTTACGACTTTGAGCGAACTCTAAACGAAAACAAGAGAGAAATATTCTTATTTGATAATCGATATTTAAATCAGCTCTCGAAAGATTTTCTTAAAAACTTAAACGTTGAGACATAATGACAACGGCCGGAACATTTAACCCATCAGCAGTTGACGTTGTAAAAGCGTTGATCAGACCTTTTCGTCAGCCGGACGAAAAGGTTCCTGTGATCGACATTAGTGCGTTGATAGGTCGTTTCCAAATAACACAAACGATTGATTCACCTGCAGTTCACTTTAACTTTTCAGTTTTAGA